CTATCATGCCTACGGTCTAGGGGAACGATGTGAACCGCATAGGGGGCGTAGTTCTTTTTGAACCATGCCGACAGGGTTTTGATTATGTTCTTCATTGTGCAGCCTCTTCTAGTGAACTGACAGCGTCTTCGAGTGACGAGATGGCATCCTCAAGGCACGAGATGGCCTGCTCTGAGGCCTGCCCACGCTCAGCCTGTTGAAGGCCTTCAGGGAGGTTGTCGTAGGCCTCCTGCTCTTCGTCTTTGATGGCCTCGAGTTGTGACCGAGCGTCATCGATAAGGTTGATTAGGGTGTTGATTGACTTGCGGCGTTCGTTATTCATTGGATAAGCCTCCAGTGGTTTGCAATAGACGGGCATAAGCCCGTTTCGACCCGTCAGGTCTCGTCAGTATTGCTAGAAAAGGGAAAGGGTAAACAGGATGGCAGCAGTCAGGACGCACAGCACGGCAGCGTCAATGATCAAGTCGATTAGCTCTTGCATGGTCATGATCCAGTGATTGATTCGATGTTGGCGTTGTGAAACCAAAGCTTTACAGTCATGCAGTCTGCATAAAGGTCGCAGACATCACACCGTGCGAAGTCAGTGCCCTCAAAAGGCGCACCGTAGTCCCAAGATGAGTGAGTCGAGTTGACCGCATCATCAGGCAGATTGTCTAGGAAGACGTTCAGTTGACGTTCGTCTTCGTCAGTCAAACCCGAGCAGTCAGAATTCATGAGCGCACTCAGGAAGTGGGTGGCGATGGTGTACTTGTAGTAGTCGTTAAGCATGGTGAGCCTCCAGTGTTTCTAACAGGGTGACAAGCAGGTTTTCAATGACACGGAAATAGGCGGAGTCGATACCGCAGTCGATCTCGTACCTAAGCCACAGGCCTTTGTCTTGCTGAGCCTTGTAGGCCAAAGCATTATCGACATTGACAAAGTCACGGATCAGGCCGTTGAGCCTGTCCTCATTGATCAGGCGGATGATGGGTGATGTCTTCACAGCGCACCTCCAGTTAAAAGGGATTTGAGTTGTTTCACCGACTTGCCGGTGATGGCTGAAAGCTCAGCCAAAGTGATGTTGGTGCTATCGAACAGGTCGATAATTTCTTCGTTGGTCATGGCGATATCCTCAGGGTGGTTGAAAGTGAATCAGGCAAGGCTCTCATAAAGCCCTGCCGGTTAACTCTCAGGCCGTGACTCGTGCGATGAATTCACGGGTGGTTTGATTCTGCTTTTTAAGCTCTTCAGCGTAGTACCAAGAGTCGAAGTCGCAGACTCTTTTCTTTTCGATCAGCTTGCGTAGCTCATCGACATAGAAGCTGTTCAGTGAGCCGTGAGCGTAGAGTGCGCCGGTCTTGCACTTGTCTTGGTCTACCAAGTCGCTGATCTGACGATCAAGCTTGATCTTTTCGCAGGCAACGCCGTTGGGGTTGAAGTAGTGAAACAGCACACGGTCTTTATTCGACCAACTGGGCTTGATTGCGGTGGCTTGCTTGGTGATGTAATCCCATTTCATGGTGTAGCTCCTCAGGTTTGAAAGTAAATCAGACAGCACCCAGTAGATGCTGTCGGGATACTCTCGACACTAATCTCAGCAGTCAGTGGTTGCGACTGTCTCGTGCCTTGCCTGATGACTGATTGAACCTGTGAATGGGAGAGGTTCTACACAGCCACCTAAGTAGGTGACTCGAAGCTCTTGCAGGGTGGCAACCCCTGCTCTGCTCTACTGAGACCTTGGTGGCTCAGAACCATGTGGGGCGGCTGTGGATGGTTAGCCTAGAACCCCTGCTAGTCGGTGGCGGTCTCAAGTGGGTGACCTAGAACCAAACGACAAACAAATAGTAATCCTGTTTAAACATAAATGCAAAAGCATTTTATTTATTTGCATGCTTTCACTGTTGCCCTGTAACCACGGTGAATAGGGGTTCTAGAGTTATCCACAGGTGCGAACAGACAGCCTAAGTTAAACAACCATAAAACATGACACTGTGTTTATGTACAGGCCGTTTAAACGCATTTAAAGCACCCTAGAAGCCTCGATCTAGCAAGTCCACATGAGTGCATTGGGTGGTCTCGTAAATAAACTAAGTGGAATTTAATGCGTTCTGTGGATAACTTTTTGGTGGCCTGTGGATAAGTATTTGCTTGGTTGTGGTGTTTAAACTACACTGGATGGATGAACAGTAGGCGAACAGTCGTACCACAATGCGGTGGTCGAGTCTACTTGTATGTGTTTTATTGATAGGGGTGATGACATGACCAAGGAAGTCTTTAACGAGGATTTAGGTTTGCCTGAGGAAATGATAGGCGAGGGGAAAGCCAACCCTTTCGCTTTTGATGCGCCGGAGTTCACAGGCGAGCAACTGCGAGCAGCAGTCGAATCATCCCACGCACATAAGACAAGAGACGGAAAAGTATGGGGTGTTAAGAGCGAAACAAAGGGAAGACTCACAGGTAAACAAAGACTATTCTGCAATCTCATAGTCACTCAAAGCTTAAGCGCCACAGAGGCCTACAGAAGGGCTTACAACGTCACGAGCGACAGGATAGCCACGAGTTCAGTGGATGCGAACCGGCTGATGAAGAATCCAAAGGTCAAAGACTTGTTGGAGTCTGCCCTAGCTCGTACAGAGGACGCTGTCATAAATGATGCACAGATGACTCGCCGTCACATCATGACCGAGCTACTGGAGCATAGTCGCAGCATGAAGTCAGAGTCATCAAAGCTCAAGGCACTGGAGCTAATGGGGAAGGCTGTGGGTATGTTTGTCGAGAGGGTCGATCAAACCATTGAGCAGGTATCACCTGAGCAACTGAAGGATGAGTTGAGTAAGCATCTGACCCTGCTCGATCAAGCAACAAAGCATTGACCGTTTACACCCTCTGTTTAAACAACTGTCATGCATGGTGCACAGTCTGTTCGTATCGATGCAGCGGTCATCACGCTACACGATGCAGATAATCGATGGCTGTTTACACGCTGCGCTACGCTATGCGCTGCCCTATGGCATGACGAATCTGGCTACGGCTGACCCACCGCACCCGACCCCCGGGTTTTGGCCGGTCAGGCCCCCATCCAGCACTACACTATGATCCACACATTCATTTACCATCCCCCTTTCAATACGAACGTTCTCCCCCACCCCCTTCCAAAATATTCTTTGACATTGTTTAAACTTTGTATAGAATAACCCCCTACGAACGTTTCTATTCTGTTCACCCCGGGGTATATATATTTTGAAAGAAAAGCTTAGCAAGATTGAACCTGATCTTCTCTTTGCTGATGGCTATGATGACTGCATCATTGGTTTGACATTCAGAGGTGAGAAGCCTGTAGTGCTTTACAGTGCCGATAGGATTGTCGAGCGATTGACTGCTGACATGAGTGAGGAAGAGGCTTTGGAATTTTTTGACTTCAACATTGCCGGTGCTTACATGGGAGAACGCACCCCGCTGTTTTGGTACAACGCATCTCCTAGTGGTGCTTGGGGAGCTGGTGAAGACGATGAGAAACAGCAAAGCTGTGCATCAGAAGGCAAAGCCGTATGACTCCTAAGCAGAAGTTGGTCCTAGACTTCATTGAGCTTTACATCAAGATGAAAGGCTACGCACCGTCTTATTTAAATATCGCACAAGGCTTGGGAATGAGAAGCAAATCAAACATTCACAAGCTTGTTCATAAGCTTCAGGAAGGGGGCTATATTGAGATAAAGCCTCACTTGGTTCGCTCAATAAAGCTTAGTGATAAATCTGTTGATCAGATTAACAAGCTATGAGTTTGTTGACTCGTGATGAAGTGGCTAAGTACATCAAGCTTTTGGATGTTTTACCCCCGAGTTCTCCTGATATTGCTAAGATTCACCAGCTTTTAAGGGCTGATAAGATTGAACGGTGCAGAGAAGGTTTTTTGCCGTTTGTTACTGAGATGTGGTCTGCTTTTATTCCCGGGCGGCATCATAAGATTATGGCTGATGCCTTTGAGAGAGTTGCCTCAGGAGAGCTTAAGAGATTAATCATCAACATGCCACCCCGGCACACTAAGTCAGAGTTTGCGTCTTATCTTCTTCCGGCATGGTTTTTAGGTAAGTACCCAGAAAAAAAAATCATTCAAACCGCACATACCGCTGAACTGGCCGTTGGTTTTGGTCGTAAGGTCAGAAACCTAGTTAACTCTCCCGATTACCAAGCGGTGTTTCCAACAAAGCTCTCGAGTGACTCCAAGGCCGCTGGGCGATGGAACACGAGTAAGGGCGGCGACTACTTTGCTATCGGCGTGGGCGGTGCTGTAACCGGTAAGGGCGCTGACCTTTTGATCATTGATGACCCGCACAGCGAGCAAGAAGCCATGCAGGGCAACCCTGAGGTCTACGACAGGGTGTATGAATGGTACGGCTCAGGTCCTCGTCAGCGTCTCCAGCCGGGTGGGGCAATTATTGTTGTGATGACCAGATGGTCTAAAAGAGACTTAACAGGCCAGATTGTTCAGAACTCAATTAAGCGTGACGGAGACACTTGGGAGACGATTGAGTTCCCTGCCCTTCTCCCGTCAGGAAACCCTTTATGGCCTGAGTTCTGGTCTAAAAAGGAACTGGAGGCCATTAAGGCTGAGATTGCCGTTGGTAAGTGGGAAGCCCAGTACCAACAGAACCCAACCTCAGAAGAGGGCGCAATCATCAAGCGAGAGATGTGGCAGATTTGGGATGAAGACCGTGCCCCGTTCTGCGAGTACATCATTCAGTCTTGGGACACTGCTTTTGAAAAGAATTCTCGGTCTGACTACTCGGCTTGCACAACGTGGGGAATCTTTTATCGTGACAACGAAGAAGGTGTTCCGGTAGCTAACATCATGCTAATTGATGCGTTTAAACAACGCATGGAATTTCCTGAGCTTAAAAAGAAAGCGCACGAGCTTTATCTTGAGTTTCAGCCAGACACTTTAATCATTGAGAAAAAAGCTGCTGGTGCGCCTTTGATTTATGAGCTTCGACAGATTGGCATACCCCTCTCAGAGTACACACCAAATAAGGGTTCTGATAAGATAGCCCGTGTAAACGCTATATCCGATTTGTTTGCATCAGGCTATGTTTGGTGTCCAGACACCCGGTGGGCTGAAGAGGTCATGGAAGAATGCGCTTCGTTCCCAAACGGCGAGCATGATGACTTAGTGGACTCAACCAGTCAAGCGTTGTTGAGATTTCGACAAGGTGGGTTTATTCGCATCGATTCTGATGAACCGGATGAGCCTAAGTTTAAACGCAAGACTGCGTACTATTGAGACACATTATGGCTATTGACAAAGCACTGTATCAAGCACCACTGGGGATCGAGCAAGAGGCTGAGAATGAGATGCCAATTGAAATCGAGATTGAAGACCCGGAGTCAGTCACTATTGGGGTTGGTGGCTTAGAAATTGAAATTATTCCAGACAAAGAAGGCGATGATTTTTCAGCAAACTTAGCTGAAACAATGAGCGATTCAGAACTTGCTTTGATTGCAAGCGATCTAATTGCTGACTTTGAAGATGATGTTTCATCACGGAAAGATTGGATTCAAACCTACGTTGATGGCTTAGAGCTTCTTGGTTTAAAAATTGAAGAACGCTCGGAGCCTTGGGAGGGTGCTTGTGGAATTTATCATCCGCTTCTTGCTGAGTCTCTCGTCAAGTTTCAAGCCGAAACCATCATGTCTATCTTCCCCGCTATGGGGCCAGTCAAAACAAAAATTATCGGCAAAGAGACGCAAGAAAAGAAAGATGCGGCCCAGCGTGTTCAGGAAGACATGAACTATGAGCTGACGGAAAAGATGCCTGAATACCGCCCAGAAACAGAGCGAGCTATTTGGGGTCTTGGTCTGTCAGGCAACGCATTTAAAAAGGTCTATGAAGACCCCGCACTAGGTCGTCAAGTATCTCTTTTTGTTCCGGCAGAAGATTTGGTTGTTCCTTATGGTGCAAGTGATCTTGGTTCGGCTGAGCGTGTTACGCATGTGATGCGTAAAACCGAAAATGACATCCGAAAACTGCAACACAAAGGCTTCTATCGGGACATTGATCTTGGCGATCCTGAGAATACCTTAGACGAGGTTGAGAAAAAGATTGCCGAAAAGCTTGGCTTTAGGGCTACCGCTGATGATCGGTTTAAGATTCTTGAGATGCATGTCAACATTGACCTACCCGGTTACGAAGATGAAGACGATGAGGGGCCAACTGGCATTGCTTTGCCTTATGTTGTCACAATTGAAAAAGGCACGGCTAAGGTTCTTTCAATTCGACGCAACTGGAAGCCTAATGATGACCTTAAACTGAAGCGTCAGCATTTTGTTCACTACGGCTACATTCCGGGCTTTGGTTTTTATTGTTTTGGTTTAATCCACCTAATTGGTGCGTATGCTAAATCTGGCACATCAATTATTCGCCAATTGGTTGACGCTGGAACGCTTTCTAACTTGCCCGGCGGGTTTAAATCTCGTGGCATGAAAGTTAAGGGTGATGACACCCCAATCGCACCGGGTGAGTGGCGTGATGTGGATGTGGCCTCTGGGGCAATGAAAGACAACATTCTTCCGTTGCCTTATAAAGAGCCTTCACAAGTCCTGATTGGTCTGTTAAACCAGATCATTCAAGATGGTCGAAACTTTGCCAACACAGCCGATTTAAACGTCTCTGACATGTCTGGCCAAGCTCCGGTAGGGACAACGCTTGCCATCCTTGAGCGCACCCTCAAGGTAATGTCGGCAGTTCAAGCTCGAGTTCACTTCTCTCTCAAACAAGAGTTGAAGTTAATTAAAAACATTATGGCTGAGAATGCTCCTGAGGAGTATTCGTACGAGCCTGACGAGGGAAGCCGCAAAGCCAAGAAGTCTGATTACCAAAACGTTGAAGTAATTCCAGTTTCTGACCCTAATGCTGCCACAATGGCGCAGAAGATTGTTCAGTATCAGGCGGTCTTGCAACTTGCTCAGACCAGCCCGCAGTTTTACAACATGCCGTTGTTGCATCGCCAGATGCTTGATGTTCTTGGATTAAAAGAAGCTCACAAGCTTGTTCCATTACCTGAAGATCAAAAACCTCAAGACCCCGTAACAGAAAACCAATGCATCTTAATGGGCAAACCCGTAAAAGCGTTTGCTTACCAAGATCACGAAGCGCACATTATTGTTCACACCTCGGCCATGCAGGACCCAAAAGTTGTGGCCATTGTCGGTCAATCACCGCAGGCTCAAGCCCTACAGGGAGCCATGCAAGCCCACATTGCTGAGCATTTAGGCTTTGGCTACAGGGTTGAGATTGAAAAACAGCTTGGCATGAACTTGCCGCCCCAGTTGGATGACGACGGCGAAGAGGCCTTTATGGACCCAGAAGTTGAGGCTCGTCTTGCTCCCATGCTGGCTCAAGCCGCACAAAGGCTCTTACAGACCAACCAAGCTCAGGCCGCTCAACAGCAGGCTCAACAGCAGGCTCAAGACCCAATGGTTCAACTTCAGCAGGCTGAGATGCAGCTTAAAAAGGCTGAAATTGACCGCAAAGTGGCCAAAGACCGCTTTGATGCTCAGGCCAAAATGCAATCTTTAGACATTGAGCGCAAGCGTATTGACCAACAGGGAACTCTTGACAGCATTAGGATTGGCGCAAAGGCCACTCAAGACAAAAACGCACTAGATGCTCAGCAAAAAGCAGAAGGTTTGCGTATGGGAATTGATGCAACGCAGCGAAACAAAGAATTTGCTGAAAAAGTTGCATCGCACATCTCTGGAATTCACTCAAAATCAAGAGGTAAGTAATGGATGTTTTTGAAATCTTGACAAAAGAGATTGACGAAAAAGTTTATATGCTTCAAATGTTTATCACTGAAGGCCGTGCTGAAACCTTTGAGGAGTACCGAAGACTTTGCGGGGAGATTAAAGGTCTTTCTACCGCAAAGAGCTATGCCATTGACCTTAAAAACCGCATGGAGAGTGCAGATGAGTGAAATACTAATCGGTTCAAATCCCGATAGTCCACGAGTAGTTGGTTCTTTTACCTCGACCATCATCAAGGATGAAGAATACGAAGCCGCCGAAGACAAGGCTCGACAACTACCTAAAGCCCAAGGGTACAAAATCCTTTGTGCAATTCCAGAAGTTGAAAAGGAATATGAGAGCGGCCTCATCAAGGCTGAAGAAACCTTGACTTATGAAGAGCGCTTGGCAACCGTGTTGTTTGTGGTTGATCTTGGGCCTGATTGCTACACAGATAAGGTTCGTTACCCTAATGGGCCGTGGTGCAAAAAAGGCGATTTTATTGTTGTTCGCCCAAATATTGGCACTCGACTCATCATTCACGGCAAAGAGTTCCGTGTCATCAATGAAGATAACGTTGAACTCACAGTTGACGATCCCCGTGGCATTAAACGAGCATAAGGAGGCACACCATGCCTGAATTTAACAATGATGATTACAAATTTCCTGATGAAAAAATCTCATCGGGGAAAGCAGATGACTTTCAAATTGAATTTGAGGGTTCTGAAGGCCTAAATATTGAGATTGAGGACGATACTCCCGAAGAAGATCGCAATCGCTCGCCAATGCCAAAGGAAATAGTAGAAAAGCTTGATAAAGAAGAGCTTGAAAGCTATTCCAGTGACGTTCGTGAGAAGTTTAAACAGGCCAAAAAGGTTTATCACGATGAGCGTCGTGAAAAAGAAGCCGCATTGCGTGAGCGTCAAGAGGCTATTGAGGCCACTCAACGCTTAATGGAAGAAAACAAGCGCATTAAGAGCATGCTTTCTAGCGGCCAAGAAGAATACGTCAGTGCTGTTAAAAACAACACTGAAATGCAGCTTGAAATGGCCAAAAAAGCCTACCGTGAAGCCTATGATGAGGGTGATGTTGAGGCTCAATTAGAGGCTCAAGAACGTATCACTAAAGCAACAATGGCGATGGATCGGGTAAATAATTTTAAGTTGCCCCCTTTACAAGAAGAAAGAGAAGAAGTACAACCTCGTCAACAGGCCCCTCGTCCTGACAATCGTGCGTTAGCGTGGCAAGAGCGCAACCAGTGGTTTGGTCAAGACGAAGAGATGACTGCTGCGGCACTTGGCTTACATGAAAAGCTAAAACGTAACGGTGTTCCGGTGGGTTCTGATGAGTATTATTCCGTGCTGGACAAAACAATGCGGAAAAGATTTGCAGAGAATTTTGGGGAACCAGAGTCCGAAACTCGGACAAAGCGATCACCGAATGTTGTGGCTCCTGCGACTCGCACCACATCCTCCAAAAAGGTTAGGTTAACGACGACCCAAGCCGCTTTTATTAAAAAGCTCGGCATTACGCCCGAACAGTATGTCCGTGAAGTTTTAAAACTGGAGAACTAAGATGTCAAACGCAAAAATTACACGAGATTTGAGTACCAGAGAGTTTCAAGAGCGCCCTAAGCAGTGGATGCCTGCGGAACTTCTTCCAGAGCCAGACAAACAGGCTGGGTACGCATATCGATGGATTCGAGTTGCCACTCAAGGCGCTGCCGACCCACGCAACCTCTCTGCCAAGCTCAGAGAAGGATGGGAGCCAGTTCCAATTGAAGAGCAGCCACAGTTTCAACTGCTAGTCGATCCCGCAAGTCGTTTTAAAGACAACATCGAGATCGGCGGTTTATTGCTCTGCAAAACGCCAGTTGAATTTGTTGCACAACGTAGTGAATACTACGCCAAGCAAACCCAAGCTCAAACGGACGCTGTTGACAATACTCTAATGCGCCAAAGCGATGCTCGTATGCCTTTGTTTAAAGAACGAAAAACTACGACTAGCGTTGGCAAGTAGCTAATTCTAATCATGGAGTCTTAAATGGCCTATCCTACCGTTTCAGCCCCTTACGGGCTAAAACCCATCAATCTTATCGGCGGTCAAGTCTTTGCAGGTGCGACACGCAAGATGGAGATTGCATCGGGTTATGCCGTTAACATTTTTTACGGTGATTTCGTAAAACGTGTTATCGGCGGCACTATCGAGAAAGACACTGGCACTACTGCTAACACACCTTGCGGCGTGTTTCTTGGTGTGAGCTTTACCAACGCTTCAACCGGTCAAGTTCAACAACAACAGTATTACCCAGCCAGCCAACAGATCGCAACAGGCACTAAGATTTTTGCCGTAGTTGCTGACGATCCAGATACGCTGTTCCAAGTTGCAGTTTGCTCATCGGGTACTACGATGGCCACTGTTACCAAAAACGCTATCGGCACAAACATGTCAATCTTGGCAACCGCTGGTTCAACTGCCACTGGCAATTCGAACTACTCAGTTTTGAGTACTTCGCCTGCTGTGACAGCAACCTTCCCAGTGCGAGTCATTGATGTTGTTCCTGAATCAGCCACCTCTGCTACGACTTACTCAGAAGTGATTGTGAAGATCAACTTTGGCATCCATCAATACAACAACGCCACTGGTTTGGCATACGCTTAATAGGAGCTAAATCATGGCTATTTCCCGTGCCCAGCTATTAAAAGAGCTACTTCCCGGCCTGAACGCTTTGTTCGGTCTTGAGTACGCTCAATACGGTCAAGAACACAAAGAAATCTACGAAACAGAGACTTCTGAGCGTTCTTTTGAAGAAGAGACCAAACTTTCTGGCTTCTCAGCCGCACCTGTTAAGAACGAAGGTTCTGCAATTGCGTATGACAATGCTCAAGAAGCTTGGACTGCTCGCTACAACCACGAAACAATCGCTCTTGGTTTCAGTCTGACCGAAGAAGCAATCGAAGATAACCTCTACGATTCTCTTTCAGGCCGTTACACCAAAGCATTGGCCCGTGGCATGGCATACACCAAGCAAGTCAAGGCTGCTGCCGTGTTGAACAATGGCTTTACCGCTGGCTATGTTGGCGGCGATGGTCAACCTTTGTTTAGCGCATCGCACCCCTTGGTTTCTGGTGGCACAAACAGCAACATTCCATCAACCCCAGCAGATTTAAACGAGACTTCTTTGGAAGCCGCCGTTATTCAAATCGCCGCATGGACTGATGAGCGTGGCCTGCTGATCGCTGCTAAGCCCAAGAAGTTGATTGTTCCTCCTGCACTTCAGTTCGTTGCAACTCGTTTGCTCGAGACAGAATTGCGTGTTGGCACAACCGACAACGACATCAACGCACTCAAGAACAACGGTTCGATTCCAGATGGTTACACAATTAACCACTTCTTGACCGACACCAACGGCTGGTTCTTGACAACTGATGTGCCTAACGGCATGAAGCACTTTATCCGTACACCCCTGTCAAATTCGATGGATGGTGACTTTGATACTGGCAACGTGCGCTACAAGGCTCGTGAGCGTTACAGCTTCGGGTGGTCTGATCCTCTCGGAATGTACGGTTCAGCAGGTGCATAACCTGTAGGTCAAAAAGCCTCACTTCGGTGGGGTTTTTTTATTTCTTCTCTTGTGTTTAAACAACCAAGGGTGTATAAATAAACATCTGGGATTTCAATGCTTACCAACTGCCCCAGCAGACGATGCAACGATGGTAAGTGGACTTTTGCATAAAGGACTCTATTATGGGTATCGCCTCACATCTTGGCTCGTGGCTGCTTGGCACTGTTAAAAATACCACCGGCACAACCGCTGGCACAGTTCGCAACATGGGCGCAACCATTGTTGCTCAAACAACCCCCCTTACCGCTGCACAAGTTGCTGGTTTAACCGGTTCACTTGGTGCCATCCCTGCCGGTGCTTGTATTACCTCTGTGCAGTTCATCACATCGACACTGTTTGCCTCGGCTACCACGTTGAAAGTGACAATCGCTGGCGTTGATTACGCAGCCGCTGCGACGATTACTTCTGCTGGGGTGTACCCACAGACAGCCGCTGCAACTTTTGCTCCTGTAGCCGCTAACGCTGGTTCGACAGATGCTCTCGTTACATTCACCGCTACTGGCTCTTCGGCTACTGGCGCTGTGACTGTTGTGATTGCATACGTTGTTCGTAGCGCAGACGGTACAACCAACCCTGCTTCAGCCTAATCTTCTAAGGGGGTTTGCCCCCTGTTTAACTTTTAGGAGATTATTATGGGTATGCAATACGATGTAAAACAAGCGCACCTAAACGGTAGTGGCATCATGGTTCCGTTTAGAACCCGCATCAAAGGTATTACTGTCACTGGCACAGCAACCGCTGGTCAGCTTAGTATTTTTGACGCTGTAACTGCCCCTGTTACTACGGCAACTTATGGTCGTTCTGGCACTACGGTAACTATTACACAAGCGTCTCATGGTCTAACCACAGGGCAAGTAATTGGTATTGATTTTGCCGCAGGTACGGGCGGAACTGCTACCAATGGCAACTACGCTGTTACCGTTACAAACTCAAGTGTATTTACAGTTACAGACATTAACAGCGGGTCAATTACCGCTGGGGCAACGCTTGTATACTCTACTGGTAAATGGATGTTGTCATACGACATTGCTGCTGGCGATACTTACAACAACGCACCTTTTATTCCGGGTGAGGGCGTAGTGGCTTTTACTGGCGTTTACGCTTACATGGTTAACCTAGCAGCGGCAAATATTTATTATGGCTAAGCCCGGGCTTTACGCAAATATTCACGCCAAGCAAAATCGTATTAAGCAAGGCTCAGGTGAGCAAATGCGTAAAGCAGGCAGTAAAGGCGCACCAACTTCCAAAGACTTTAAAGATTCTGCAAAGACTGCAAAGATGAAAGAGGGTGGTGTATCACTTGCTGTAGGTCGTGGGGAAAAGCTTCCCACAAAGCAAGGAGCAGGCTTAACAGCCAAAGGAAGGGCAAAATATAATGCTGCAACCGGATCAAATCTTAAAGCTCCTCAGCCAGAAGGTGGCCCTCGCAAGAAATCATTTTGCGCTCGCATGTCAGGAGTCGTGGCAAAAGCTAAAGGCCCTGCTGAGCGGGCTAAAGCGTCCTTAAAACGTTGGAAATGTTGATGAATGCCGATCCTATAATGACAGCCAGAGAACTCGCTACTCACGCAAGCGACATCAAGCACTTGCAAGAAGACATGGACAAATTGGTTCATGATGTGGCCGATATAAAAAACAGTCTTGCAGACATCAAACAAAAGCTTGATCAAGTCGAAGGTGGCTGGAAAGCTTTAATGTGGCTTGGTGGTGCAATTAGTGCTGGAACTGGAATTGTTGGTTATGCAGTTGGTCACTGGAGCAAATAATGCCAAGCTCTTCTAAAAAACAACGTGACTTTATGGCGGCAATTGCACACAACCCAGAATTTGCAAAAAAAACTGGTGTTCCTCAGTCGGTTGGAAAAGATTTTAACGATGCTGACAAAGGAAAATCATTTAGTTCTGGTGGCAGAGCAGACCGGCAAGTAATTAATAAGCCAAAAACCAATCACGGCGGTATGGCGCTATTTAAAAAAGGTGGTTTTATGAAAAGTGACATGAAAGAAGACATGAAAATGGACAAGTCGCAAGATAAGGCCATGATTAAAAAAGCGTTTAAACAACATGACGCTCAGGAACACAAAGGCGGCAAGGGTACAAAGCTTGCGTTAAAAAAAGGTGGCATGCCCCCCGGTATGATGGATAAAGCAGGCCGTGTTATGCCATCTCCAACGCCAGATATGATGGGTCGTGCTATGCCACGCCGTCCAATGGCTGAGACTCCAGCCCCAATGATGAAAAAAGGCGGCATGACCAAGATGGCTCGTGGCGGCGGCATTGAGTTAAAAGGAAAGACCAAAGGCAAAATGATTTCAATGAATCGTGGCGGCAAAACTTGTTAAGGAAATATAATGCCAGATTATCGTCAACCAACTCCGTCTGAAAAAATAAAACTTGATAAATCTCATGCAATGATGGTCGAGGGTATCAATGAAGAAAAAGACCCAATTAACCGACTTATGCCAACCATGAGCAAAGCTGCTCGTGACCAGCAAAAGTCAGCTATGTCGCTACGCAATTCTGTGTCTGAAAAGGCACGAGAGGGCGAGGCGTATAACGATGCCGGTTACAAAAAGGGCGGCAAAGTTAAAAAAATGGCAAAAGGCGGATCGGCGTCAAGTCGTGCAGATGGCTGCGCTGTTAAAGGCAAAACTCGTGGACGGATGGTTTAAGCATGATTGCCTCACGAGGTATGGGTGCTATTCTTCCGTCTAAGATGCCAAAAGCAAAAAAAGCCACCAGAAAAGACGGCGACAAGTTCACCAAGTTTTGCGGTGGCGGCAAGACTAAAATGCCAAAAGGAATTAAATGACAACTTCAGGAACCAGCGCATTTAACCTTGATCTTAACGATCTGGTTGAAGAAGCTTTTGAGCGATGCGGCTCAGAGCTTCGTTCTGGTTACGACTTGCGTACAGCCCGTCGAAGTTTAAACATCCTGACGATCGAATGGGCAAACCGTGGTATTAATCTTTGGACTATTGAGCAAGGCTCTATTCCAATGGTCACCGGACAGGCCTCTTATGTTATTCCGACTGACACCATAGACCTTCTTGATACAGTAATTCGCACAGGCTCTGGGTCAAACCAAATTGACATCAACATCACCAGAATTTCTGAATCAACATACGCTACGATTCCAACAAAGAACGCACAAGGTCGCCCTATTCAGGTGTGGATTAATCGCCAATCTGGCAACACAAATGCTTCGATTTCAACGTATTTAAACGTCAGCATTTCTGCAACAGACACAACTATCACCCTCGACTCAACAGCAAACCTGTCATCGCAGG